GATCACGCATTAACAACAAAGTTCTTTGTGGTTAATAGAATGAAAAATATGATCCACTACTATTTATTTAAGACACAAAAAAATGGGGGTGTAATTTCCCCCACAAAATTATTCGGTTGCTTCTACTTTCTTGCGACCAATATTATATTTACTTTCTAAAGTCCAATCTTCCTTCTCTTTGAAGGCAAGGACTTTAATTTGGTTTAGGGGCGCAACGTCTGAAATTAATTCAGGTTTAGATACTGCAATTAATCCCCAATCAGAAAGTAGTTGGACAATTCTGTTTCTACGTTGAGTATCATTCAACGATAGGTTAGTCTTCTTTCCATCCAAAGCAAACAACTCTTTGAAATGAACAATATAATATTTACCTTGCTTGTGTAGAATATGGCAGGATTGATAAATAATTTTTTCTTTCCTGGATGCCACTCCAATACGGGTGAGAGTCTCACGAACCTTCAGAAAATCATCAGGCTCATTAAGAGTCACTTCAATCATATCAGTTTGATTCCACTTAACTTCAATGTCAGTTGTCATCGTCTACCACCTTTATTTACTAAGCGTTTAATCTCTTCAAGTTGCTCATTAGTTAAAATCATTAACGCTTGCAAAGCTTTATCGGTGCTATACCCATAATATTCTTTGACTGCATCAAGACAATCAATTGAAGACTTTTTCTCCCAAGGCGAGAATCTCTTCCTTGGAGTGATACTATTTATAAAAAAGTCATACTGCATCTTCTTGTCTAGATGAGAATTCATATTCATTTCATTCGCATACAATACTGTATCCAGAAATCCAGACAGACACTTATTTACAATGAAAGGTGGATATGACTTAACATCCTCCTCTGTATCATACAGATGTTTCTTTGACTGATTGATTGTGTAGAGAATCTGGGAGAGAGTTGGTGCAGTCATAATTAAATAATACTAATTCTTTTCTTTCGTGTTGGTCTTTCATGTAGTCGCCTACAGACCTCATGGTGTAGGTGTGTTGGTATTCTCCGACTCTCCACCCTGCAAACCTCTCACGAATAAGTTGAGACGAGTTATAAGATACAAGTTGACAACCAGCAAACCTATCACAAATGGTAGCAAAACCGTCGTGGTCGAATGATTTGTGCATACCACCTTTCCTTCCGTATAGGTTAGATTTAATGTCGTAAGGTGGGTCGAGGTAGGTGAAGATAGACCTGTCATCGGTAAAGAGTTGTTGATATCTCTCATTAGTAATCCTCCAGTTTTCAATCAGTCCTGAGTATTCAGGGAGTTTGTCAATTCCCCGCATTGAGAAGTTGGAGTCAGACGCTTGCCTGCTAAAGGATGAGGACTCAGTGAGACCAGAAAAAGAGCACTTGTTAATAACGTAGAAACTACAAGCGCGACGTAAATCGGATACGGAATTTTCATTAACAATCTCCTTTGATTCTAGAAAAAGATTCTTGGCAGTGTCAGGTGTTGGGTTATCAATCTTATACTGTCTCAGTTGCTCAGCGAGTGCATGACCATTATGTTGCAACTCTTTCCAAAAATTATAAAGAGGCTCATACAAATCATTCACCCAGATATCTAGATGGGGATATTGCTTAGTCATGTATAGTGCAACACTACCACCACCAAGGAATGGCTCACGAAACTCTTTATAGTTTTTCATGTCTGGCATATACTGTGCCAGTTTTACACAGGCGCGAGACTTGCCACCTGGATATCGTAAAGGAGTTTTTAACGATTTCATATCAAATATAAGTTACTACCATAACAACTCTTCTACCACTAGTAGGATAGAAATAATAATGATGATGTCCACCAAATACAATTCCAGTATCTTCTACTGGAAAATATTCTTCAGTAGTATCACCAAACACCACAGTTTGTCCACCATCACATTCTGTTAGATATACTAACATATTTTTATGAGGAAAATCGTGGTCAACATGTTTCCTATCTGGTCTATCATTAGACGAAGGAAGTGTCAGATTAAAATTAATTCTCAAAACTACATTAATATCGAGATTATTTTCGCTATTAATTTGTTTAAGGACTTCATTACATAACGGTGCCCATTCAGAGTTAGGAAGAGAAAAAATATTTTGGTCTCCACCAGACCCTGGTGCTCTCAATACAGAATGACTGAAATAAGGGAAACAATTCCAAAGTTTTTTATCTTCTTCAGTAGCAGGACCAAATGGAGTTTCTACATAAACCCAAGGAAAATCTGATGACAAGATATCTGTTTTTAGTGATATGTATTCGCGGGTTTGTGGAATTACAATCTTATTCATTTAAACTTACACTCCACCATCAATTCAGTAAGACATGCTAGCAGGTTAATCTCCTGGTCAGCAACAAAAGCAACCTGATACTGATACTTAGCAAGCACCAAGACAGCAGGAGGAATCGTAGACCCTTCAATAAAGTCAACCAGAGTATCATACACTTTACGCATAATAATATTGGGGTCACTATCCATATTATTCACCACCCACTTACGCACAGTAGTAAACTCTTTATTCTTCATTGCACGAATCAAGTCATCTAGATTGACATCGGCAATATCGCATAGCACAGCAGCATCCAGAGACCCACCTGCAGAGTGACGCTGTGCCTCATTCAAGAGACGACGCCAGTCAGGGTAGTAACGCTGGATTAGTTTGACCACGACTTTATCCTCATAGGTCACCCCAGAGGCGTCTAGGATGCCCTTCAAGCGGTCGAAGAATAGTGCTTGGAGTTTCTGTTGCTCCGACTGTTTAATACGGAAATCCACCACTGTGCATCGTGAGTGCAACGGCTCAATAATTTTATTGATGAAGTTACAAGTAAAGATGAATCGGCAGTTACTATGATACTCTTCTACAAAAGTGCGAAGAGATAATTGCACGTCATGTGTAGTGTTATCTGCCTCATCAATAATAACCACCTTGTGAGCACCGCCACCAACTAAAGATTTAGTAGTAGCAAAGTTACGGACTTTAGTGCGAATAGTATCAAGGAAGCGACCTTCATCACTACCATTGATAACAATGTAACTAAGACCTAACTCTTCACATAATGATTTGGCGACCGTAGTCTTTCCAACTCCAGGAGGACCAGAGAGCATGAGATTTGCAATCTCTCCCTGCTCAACAAATCCAGTAAATACTTTCTTCAAAGAAGAAGGGAGAATACAATCCTCAATTGTATGAGGACGATACTTCTCTACCCACAAAAAATCATTCATTATAAAAAGGTCGAGTAAAAATTTCGGATACAATATCTGTTGCACCCATTTCTTCATACATGTATGTGGCACCAGCTCGTGGATTTGTATGGTCTCCACAAGTAAACACATCACATACTGCCATACCATTCTCTGGCCAGGTATGGATGCTGATATGAGATTCAGCAAGAAGTGCCACAGCAGTTACCCCATAAGGGTCAAACTTGTGGGAAGATACATCTAGTAAAGTACTCCGAGATATTGTAGCAGCATTGGTAAGCACGTTACGAATATGTGCCTCATCATCACAAAGTGAAAAGGGACAACCTTTCAGAGTAAACAAGATGTGCTTCAAGGCTCTAGTGCAACATAATAACTCAAATCGATATCAGTATGTTTCCACTCAGTAATGAGATGTTTGGAAGCACCAACAGTATAGTCACCTTGCATGAGACGCAGATTCTCAACCTTTAGGTGGAGATTATGATTACCTTCAAAGTCACCCTTTACTGTCACATCATAGACGTGGGAGGTATCATTCTCCAGGTCACAGACAGAAAGAAGAATCTCATTGTCTGTGCTGATTACAAAGTCAGGAAGTTTATAAACATTAGATGCTTTGTTGAGTGACGACAGGTCACTAGCAAACAAGGAGAAGGTAACATCAGACCCAGGATAATTTACCTTCTTGTCAGGTGCAGTCTTAAGAGTAATCTCAGGGTCACTGAAATAGTATTTCACACGAGAGCGACCAGACTTAATAATCAAGTAATCATCATTGTCAAACACTAGACTAGGATTCTCAAACAGAGAAAGACCTGCTAGGAATTGATTCAAGTCATAGATAGCAAACGTTTGTGGAAACACTTCTTCCACCTTAGCAGTAGCGAGAATGTTTTCCTCATTACTAATAGTACGAAGGACGTTACCCTCTTTGATTACAATCGATGTATTGATTGTAGAGAAATTCTTAAGGATTTCAATTGTGGTCTTTGAAAGGGCAATGTTACTCATTGGTTGTAGTCTTCACGTTGTGCATTTTTGTCATTGAAGTGTAGTAGAAGGACTGCATAGTGCAGAATCTTAACAAGGTCGCGACGAGCAGTGCCCTTCCTATCATACCGAGAAGCATACTTCAAGATGTTACTTCTGCAGAATGCTTCCCCATCACCACATGCTTCAATAAGGTCAAGGGTTTGGATTTTTTCAGTGCCAGCAGAGTAGTGCTGGGTATAAGTAGAAGAAATATATTCCTTCAACTCAGAGAGAATTTCTTCCTCATTGTACTTCCAATGATGTTGATTCATAATTTATAATTTGGTCAATACTGTCAATATAACATGTCCCTGGAGCATAGTCAATAGCCTCCTCATCTAGATATTGGTGTCCAATATAACAGGGTATTAACTTGTTGCCATGGACTTGATTAATTTTACACTTAATCAAAAAAATACCCCCGCCTTTTTTACGGACGAGGGTGTGGCGAGGAAGGTCATCATACATCAGCGTCAGTAACAGATGCATCTATCTTAGCATACAATTCAAGAAATGACGACTTTGTTTCCTCATCGAAACGATTAACACAAACCTCAATCGCTTTAGCACGTTTGCCAAAGATAGAGAATGCACGGATGATATGCACCAGGCGACGGGTAGAGATGACTTCATCAACTCCACCATCATAGAAGGTCTTACGAATAATCTCTCCCCACGAAACAAGTCTCTCGATAAAGTCTGCATCAAAGCAGTTGAGTTGCACAGCAACTTTAGAGAGAATATCAGTTTCTACTTTCGTAGTAGGGTATGATTGCTCAAAGGTAATTGGGAAACGTTCGAGGAATGCCTCATTGAGAATATTGGTGCCAATAAAACGACCGTCATCGCTGCCTTTACCCTTAGTATTTGCAGTTGCAATAACATTGAATCCTGTTACAGGTTTTACATATTTACCAATCTTCTTGAGGAAGACACCGTTGCCTTCTAGGATGGACTGAAGACAAAGAATTTTATTAGATGCAAGGTCCACTTCATCCAGAAGCAGGATTGCGCCGCGCTCCAACGCTTCAATAACTGGACCATTGTGCCATACTGTTTCGCCATTAACAAGGCGGAACCCACCAATAAGGTCGTCTTCATCTGTTTCAATTGTGATATTTACACGAATAATTTCACGTCCTAGTTGGGCACATGCTTGCTCAACACCAAATGTTTTACCGTTGCCAGACATCCCCGTAATAAAAACAGGATAGAAAATACGGGACTGAATAACTTTTTTGACATCGCTGAAGCTACCAAAACTGACGAAGGTATCATCTCTATCTGGAATAAGATTTTCTTTCACTGAAGACTGATAAGATTGCTCAAGTTGCTCTACTACCGTAAGATTCCACTTACCACGACCAGTTTTACATTGCTCAATTTTCTTGGTGACA